TTAGAGAGTTTGTTGAATATAAGTTATCAGATTATGCCACAGTCAACTGAAGACAGCATCAATAAACTTATAGAGAACAAGTTCTATTCCGCTAAAAAGTTTGCTGAGGAGATAGAAAGCATCGCCCATGAAAACAAGGACATGTCCTATATTGATGCCATAGTCTTCTTCTGTGAGAAGAATAGTGTGGACATTGAATCAGTTCCCAAGTTGATGTCCAGACCCCTTAAAGAAAAATTGAAGTGTGAGGCAATGGAACTGAACCTCCTCAAAAAAACAAGTCATGCTAAACTCCCATTATGATTCCAAAAGTGACTCCATTTGATGCATATAAATCATATCTTGGTTTGAAAAATCACTTTACAAAAGAAAAATATGACTACCATAGATATGGTGGTAAATCTCGTGCATCCCTGGAAAGTTTTTATAAACGCCGAGACCGTTATTTTTTTGAAAAACTCAGCAGACAGAAAGATGATGCAGAAGTGGTGGAGTTTTTTGTTAGCAATTTTGTCAGTTGTGAAGATCCACAATCTCTTTGGATTGGAGAGATCGTCAGAAACGGAGAACAAAACTATACAGATTGGAAAAAAAGACTTCAGTCCCTGAGTTATACCTTCAGGTCAGAGATTGAGAATGTCTTTATGGATAAGAACTTTGATAGTATGTTTCACATTGAAGGGACAAAACATCCACAGATCATCAAAGAACATCTTGTAAAAAACATCTCCCTTGAATCTCTTGTACTCTTAAATAAGATTATAGGATTCAAAAATAACTTTGATAAAAAGTTAGATGATCCAGTATGGAAGTTTCTCTCAATGAGAATGTCAAAGTATGATTCCTTCCTACATATTGATGTCATTAAGTATAGAAAAATTCTTAAGAGTATAGTAGTATGAGCTTCTTTCAATCAGAGTTTGTAAAAAAGGAGATGAAAGCAATCGCAGATATTCAGGAGAAGATCTATGAGAGCGTATTTAAGTTTCCGACCATGGATATGGAGGATAAACTTGAGCACATTGAAATGCTTGAAGAACTCCTTAACAAACAACAGATTCTTTACACCAGACTGAGTTTATCTGATGACCCAGCAGCAAAGGAGATGAAGGAGAGCGTGATGCAGGAGGCAAGGATGATCGGATTTCCTGAGAATACTGACCTGCCTACCGTCTTCAAAAATATGACCATGATGATTGAGAACATGAAGAGGACCATCAAGGAAAGGGGTTGACAGACCCGCCTAAATACCCTATATTAGAGGCTGCCTGATCCTCTTCCAAGCAAAAGGACACAGACCAAATACATCCAATACGGAGAATACAAACAATGTCTTTTAAAGACCTTAAAAAGCAGTCCTCACTTGGATCGCTAACTAATAAGTTGGTGAAAGAAGTAGAGAAGATGAACAACACTGGAGGAGGCGCAGATGAGCGACTCTGGAAACCAGAAATGGACAAGTCAGGTAACGGGTATGCGGTGATTAGATTCCTGCCCGCTCCTGAAGGAGAAGATCTTCCTTGGGTAAAACTCTTCTCTCATGCCTTCCAAGGACCTGGTGGATGGTATATTGAAAACTCCCTGACCACAATGGGAGGAAAAGATCCTGTTGGTGAACTTAACAGGGAACTCTGGAATAGTGGTGATGATAAAGATAAGGAGATTGTGCGTAAGCAGAAGCGCAAACTGTCCTTCTATGCAAACATTTATGTCGTAAAAGATCCTGCCAACCCACAGAATGAGGGAAATGTATTCCTCTATAAGTTTGGTAAGAAGATCTTTGATAAGATCATGACCGCCATGCAACCTGAATTTGAGGATGAGACACCCATCAATCCATTTGATTTCTGGCAGGGTGCAAACTTCAAACTGAAACTGAAGAAGAAGGATGGTTACTGGAACTATGATTCCTCAGAGTTTGCTGCTCCTGAACCACTATTGGATGACGATGATGCCCTTGAGGCACTCTGGAAGAAGCAGTATTCACTGACTGCCTTTACCGCTGCTGATCAATTTAAATCCTATGATGATCTGAAGAAGCGTCTTGATTATGTCTTAGGTAAAAAATCAACACGACTAGCAGCAGCACAGGAGACTCAGTATGATAACTATGCAGCAACTGAACAAAAGAGTGTCAGCGAAGAAGAAGTCATGCGAAAGCTTGAGGATTCTTACAAGGCATCAAAAGTTGCTGATGCGGCACCCTCTGTTGATGACAATGATGATGACGCTATGTCTTACTTCGCTAAACTTGCAGATTCCTGATCAGTAGAGATTAATATTATCACCTCTTACTAGGTTGGTGTCCACATACTGAGTGCTACCAGGTTCATATGCTAACAACTCCTTTATCTGTTCAGTAATAGCGGCAATCAGGGTGTCCCGAAGAATAAATATATTCCTCTTTTCATCCTGAATTTTTAACTCATATTCTAAGTTTGTAATACCACGATTAGTATCTGTGATAGTCCTTTCACCATTTAATGAAGGATCAAAATAAGTAAGTGTAAAATCAGAGGGGACTTCAATCCCCTTTTTTTGTATCACATATGTGTTGGAAGAATCTTTTATTTCTTTCGTTTCATAGTGATGTATATTATTATAGTCAATTGCCCCATATTTTTTATTCATATATTTTTCAAAGGTTTGATTGCTCATAGGCCATTCATTTTGGATGTTTATAATGTTGTTAGATAAGAGCACCACCCAATCAAAAGTGGGTTCACCATACACTTTCTGAGCAACCACATCTGGTCTATCATCACCCTGAATTATATACTTTTCAAAGTTAGTTAGATCTTGAAAAATATCATTGCTTATTTTAACCCTTTTAAATAGATTCTTGACTTCTATGTAGGAGGATATATTCTGCTCACCAGGGATCCTGTTTACATAATCAAAGTTTGGAAGATAGGAAAAATAGACTGACATTTTAGTAACCCATGTTGTTGTGAGAGTTAAAGTCACCAGCATCACCACCATCATACTCATCAGCATAGATTGGTTCTATCTCACCAAATGACATTTGAACATCATATTGTGTGAGTGAACCATCCTCATAGGTCATGTATGAACCATCAGGTGTATAGTTCACATTGAATGATTGCAATGCCATTGGTTTGAATATATTCAGGTATGGATGGGTTTCACCAGCGTTGGGACCATCTGAGTTGTAGATATATTCAACACTGAATACGTTGGGAGTGAGAAGGAAGAGGTTTGAAGTTGATCTCTGAACCGCCATGTTCTTCTTGAATGTTCTAATAATCTGTTTTACCTCCTGCGCTTCATCACCACTCCTAGGTGTAAACCTGAAGTTGAAAGCAAATGTCCTTAGATTAGGACCCTTGAATAGGAGTTCAAGGTTAGGATTCAATGTAACACCTGCACTCCTACCAAGGATATTTGCTCCGACTGCCTGACCGGCAAAATATGCGATGATCGCTGGACCTGTCGCACTATCGTTGATGACATTTTTGATATCATTCCCCAGATCGTTAACAACACTACCAATAGCATTACTCGCACCCGTTGCATCTAAACCTATAATTTTTGATACAGCATCAATACCACCAGCAGCAGCCTTACCCATTAACATCTGTAGGGGGTCGATCATGTCACCACCCCATGAGACAGCATTGGATTCAGAGAAGTTAGGTTGCATGGGAAGTATGACTGTCTCAAGTTTCTTTGCATCCTTGATCAATCTTTCCTTGGCACTCTGTCTTCCTGCTCCTAAACTGAGCGATGATCTTCCACCTGCTGTATATTCATAGGCAGTGATTCTAATAAAGTCATATCCAAACTGAGTGGGAACTTCTTTGGGATATCTTAATAGTTTATTATTACTGATTGGATAATCCTTTCTTGTAAATGCAGCAGCGTTCTGATCCTGGATACCATATGGATTAGCAGAAACCTGACCATCTATTGAATAACCCGTATTTAAATCAAAACCAAGATCAAGAGGATCCGTGAAAAAGTTTTTCACATCTGATTTATAGTCGCGTGCGTTTTTAAAATAATTTAATGTGCCAAATTTTTTAAATGATTCGTCTAAAACTTTTTGATGAGATTCAGATAATACATTCTCATATTGACTAAAAGTTGCCACATCAGTCGCACTAAAATACTTTTCATTCAGGAAATCATTTTTTACATCTACCTTACCATCCTTATCCCTGATCTGTATGACTGTATTTAAACCTTTTATCCTCTCAAAAACGGTGACATCTCCAGTGCTGGCATTTACTTTAGAGTATAATCTTCCTAGTTCTTTCTGTTGTTTATTTGACAAATCACCATACTTCTTCAGGAGAAAAGAAGTCTCATAGATGTCATCATTAGGAAAATCAGTGTCAACCACCTTCTTCCAAAAGTTCTTGTTGTTATTAGTTCTCGCCATTGACAACACCTACGTCTAGTTATTTATCCTGAAATATTGATATGGGATTGACCTGGCATCTATTAACTCAAGTGGGTATATAACGTGTAGGTTGCCAACTACCTCTTGCCAAGTATAGTTTCTAAATTTACCCCAATGATAATTTAATCCCTTGAATCCCCATCTATCCACAGACACACAGGCAATCAGTGGATTCTGATCATATCTAATCCTTGGTGTCTTGGGTTGATATACAAAGGTGTAGTATCTTCCCACATCTGGAACAACTTCTGTGTCCTGAAGCACATCCAATAGAGCAATCATTCTATCATCTGCTGTGGACTGATTGATGATGTCATCAACCACATATTCCAACCTATTTTCTGCGCTTTCTAGATACTCCTCTTGTTCCATAGTTCTTCCTAGTATAATGTTTTTCTGGGAAGATTTGATTCTCCGTCATTATCTGAAACTCAATTCCATTATCTTTAGCAAACTCAGATGCTGCCTTCCACTTGGCTTTATTTATCTCAAAGGTTGCACATTCATACAGGTAGGACTTTGTTACCCTGCTTTTCTTTACAGGTGGTTTGGTCTGTTTGTCAGGTTTAATCTCAATGATATACTTTTTACCATCTGCTTTCTCAATCAAAAAATCGGGATAATAACGATGAACCTTTCCATCAGCAGGAGAAACATATGGGATTGAGAACTCCTCACTTGCCCACTTCTTTATTCCTGGATTAGTATCACATTCCTTACAGAACCTTCTCTCCCATGAACTCCTACAAATAATATTGTTAGGGTCGCCCATATACTTACTAGGGTTGGTGGGTTTATATTTGGTTTTCAAAGATTGTCCCACTCTCTGCCTACATAGTAATAGTAATCAGATTTATTTATAGATGGCATCGCCAGTTATTGGAGCAGTTGGAACCAAAGACTTAGTTAATAAGTTCTTAGATATTGCCCAGACATCTCATTACCTTGTTTATTTTAAACCACCAAGTGGCGTCATTAATTACATTAGAACAAATAAGGGGGTGGACTGGATCGATATATCAGAGAGAGTGAATCTCTCTTGTTTTTCTGCAAAGTTGCCCACATCAAACTTTGCCACCCATGATGTTACCTCCGATTTTATGGGAGTGACTGAGAAGATGGCATATAGAAGAATATATGATGATACATTCTCAGTATCATTGTTTGTTGATCAAGAGTATAAGATCCTTCATTTCTTTGAGGGATGGATGGATTTTATTGCCGGTAAAGAGTCCGGTGGTGTTACTAATAGGGGATTTAAAAATTTTACTAATGGTACAAGGATGAAATATCCCAACCAGTATAGGACAAATGCCATTGATTTGATTAAGTTTGACAGGAGTCTTGATAATGCAATCAAGTATTCTTTTATTGAGGGATTTCCAATCTCAATGGACTCAATGGAAGTAAGTTATGGGGCATCTGATCTTCTCAGGTTATCTGTCAATTTTAACTTCGTTAGATATGTAACTGAACCCTTTGCAGACAGAAATCAAACTAAAATATTGGAACGATTCTATACCAATAGTTATAGAGACGTTCAATAGCAAATCCTATTAACAGGTTTGTAATAGTAAACTAAATATTCACACTGAATACATCATAGGATATCATGCCTTTACCAAAAATTGTCACACCAACATATGAGTTGGAGTTGCCATCATCTAATAAAAAGATTAACTATAGACCCTTCCTAGTTAAAGAAGAGAAACTATTGGTCCTTGCTCTTGAGTCTGAGGATTCCACACAGATCACATCAGCAATCAAAGCAGTTATCTCTGATTGTGTTCTGACAAAGGGTGTTAAGGTTGAGTCACTACCTACATTTGATATTGAATATCTTTTCCTGAACATCAGGGGAAAGTCGGTTGGTGAGTCTGTTGATGTAAATATCATCTGCCCTGACGATGGTGAAACTGAGGTTAAGGTGACCATTAATCTTGATGATATCAAAGTTCAATTTGATGAGGAGCACAACAAGACGATTAAACTTGACGATTATATTAATATGGATATGAAATATCCATCATTGGATCAGTTTATTAGGAACAACTTTGAGTTTGAATCTCCTGATATAGATCAATCATTTGATTTGATTGGTTCATGTATTGAGAAGATCTACAATGAGGAAGAAGTGTGGTCCACGGATGATGTAACCGTACAGGAGGTAAGGGAGTTTCTTGAACAGTTGAACTCCAGTCAGTTTAAGAATATTGAGAAGTTCTTCTCTACGATGCCCAAACTATCCCACACCATTGATGTGAAGAATCCCAAGACAAAGAAAAAGAATAAGGTTAAACTGGAGGGACTCTCAAGTTTTTTCGCATAGGTATGGCCCATATGGATATGGAGTCATTTTATAAACTGAACTTTGCCTTGATGCAGTACCATAAATACTCATTAACTGAGATTGAAAATATGATGCCCTGGGAAAGGGAGGTCTATACTATTTTACTTGAGCAACATCTCAAAGAAGAAGAGGAAAAGGCAAAGAAAAAGTAATGGCTGCTACCACCCAAGATAACGCTAATAAGGAAATCGATAAGGGTATAGCAGGACTATATCTTGGATTGGGTGATGTAAGTGATTTAGATTTTCAGACATACAAGACCCTGCTTAGGGAAAGGATTGCTGCCGCCAGAATGGGTGACAGTAGTATGGATAGTGGTGATGTTGAGGTTCTCACAAAGGAGTTTGTGAGAATCAAGAAGATAGATGTTGTAGATGCTGAACCAAAGAAAAAGATTGATGTCAATAAGTTTGTAAACCAGGTAAAGAGGGATCAGAAGACACAGGAGAGACAGGATAAGACAGCGGCAACGAGAATATTTGACGCCGTTGATCAGGTATCAGCACCAATACAGAAGGTATCTCCTAAGGCATTACTTCCACCCGCTAAACCAGAGCTAGAAGAGGATGAACAGGCACCAGAGGGTCTTGATGATCTTCTTAATGATATAAGGGGTGAAACTGAGAAAGGTATCTCAGCAATAGTTCCCACCATTAGCAAACTTCAGGACTCCATGGATAGTATCCTGGAGACACTTACTAAGCAGCAAAAACTTGATAAAAAGGAAGAGTTGCAGGAGGAAGCCCTAGAACAAAAACAGAAGAGACAGGCAAGAGAGAGGACACTTGAATCCCAAACAAAAACTAAAGAGGGTGAGGGTTCAGGCAAAAAACTAGAGAAGGCAGTGAAACCTGTAAAGGGTATCTTTGATACACTACTAGACTTCTTTAAGAATATACTACTGGGTGGTGCTTTACTATTCCTCCTCAATCTTCTCAAGAATCCAGCGAAAACTTTACAACCATTTATTGATGTTATTAATAATGTTGTTAATTTTCTGAATGGTATTATCAGGGCAGTAAATGGTTTCATAGACAATATAAACAAGTTTGTCCTCAGTCCAATAAATG